AGTATTTTTGGCATTCTCGCTTATTTTTGATTTATGCTCATCTGACAATATCCTACCTAGATTAGATTGACTTATTTTATGGCGTGTTTCTTCGCTTTTGGCATAGTTGCCATCGCATTCAAAATCTATATTATACAAACTTAATCCATTAGTTGCGTAAAAATGCAACCAATAAAGTTCTCTTTTGTTTCTATCTTGCTGTGTTGAATTCGGTAAAATCTCCAAAATTCTGAATTCCAGAAAATCATCGTGGCCAAGTTGGTTTTTACATTTGTTGTAATCGGCTAACAAGAATCTATTACTGTGCCTGCCTCGGATAAGTGAATTCTTATGCCCAGCCCATCTGCTTTTCGGCTTAACGGTTTGACCAATATAGAATCTATTAGAATGTCGATTTGTTATTATGTAAATTGCAGGATTATTAGAGCATTCTTTAAATAAAAAAATCATAATTGTTTTTTTAATATTTTGAATTATCTAAGTTTCTGCCAAGTGTTTGGTTTTTGTTTTGTTTCTACTAAGAAATTTGTTGTAATATAATTGCATAGATAGTTTCTACACATGGGTGGCCTTTGATCGTAGATGCTGCATTTATACGTTAAAGGGTTCATAAATTTACATGCGTATCTGGGGCCTAGCACTTGGAATCTAAGAAATGGATAAGCATCTTCTTGTTGAAAGATATTGTTGTTGCCTGTTTCTTTGAACAATGTTTCTCCTATAATTTTACCTTCTTCATAGTCTATGACTATATCTTGGCGAGAAAAATTTATGCCTTTTTTCCTAAACCACTTTACGATATCTTCTACCCAGTGTTCGCCTTTTTCTTTATCGATTGGCCCAAGAACGTGTTCTAGATCATATGGATCTAATTGGCAGCAACCACCTTTAACTCCTTCGTGTCCGCAGCAATTGCCCAGGCATGTTTCTAATGCGACCTCATCTGTAAATTTTCTTCGTTCTGACAATGGTTTTGGCGGCCATTCTTCTGGTTTATTTAAATTTAAAATAGGTAAATAATATCTGTCGTTTGGGGTTTTTTCAACGTGCTCATTTTTTTCATCAGTATTTTTTATTTTTTTAGTAGATGAATTACCGCTGGATTGGTTTGATTTTTTATCTAGGGCAATTAATTCTTCGATACTAATTGTTTTATTTTGTTTTATTTCCATATTACAGTAGTATACGATAATTTTTAGAAATTTAAATTCTTTTACTGATGGATTGCTATTTATGTGTCAAACGGAGCAACGTATATATGAGCAATTTACAGGAGTTATATAAAAAATTTCAAGGAAATCGTCTTTTAGAAGCAAGAACAGCACTGCTAGAAAAAGGTGTTTATCCATTTGAAATATTTTTAAAAGAGCACGCAGAGACAATTCACGCCAGTGAACAAATTGTTAAATTAGAGGAAGTAGCTAGTCTTTACAAAAATCATGTACCAACTTTATACATGCTTGTAAAACAAAGCACGGATGTTTTACTGGAATCTATTATCCAGGCCCAGTCAGTTAAATCTTCCATGACAAATTACGCATTCATTTGTGAATCTATTGGAACTTGCGTAAAACAAGCTGCTGTCATGTTTAAAGAAAAACATGATAATCAAAAAACAATTCATAGCATTTATGGTAAAAACGCTGTAGATCTTTTGGAATTTTGCTTTAAAAAATCTAAAGCCTATAAATTGCTCGAAGGAAATGCAGATCCTGTAATAAGAAATCTTTCACGTGAGCTTTCTGGATTGAGTATTGAAAATCTAAATAACCTTTGCGAGTCCGTTCCGGCAATGAAACTTTACGTTTCAAATTCAACCCATAAAGAGCTAGCTATTTCTTTGCTAGTAAGCTGATTCATCCTCTAAGATCGCACCAGATGCAGTGAAGTATGATGCTGCCATATTGGCAGCGAAGTTACTTGCAAGATACAATGATATGCTTGATATATTAATCGATGCACTTCCATGGGTCATGGACTGATGTGTCTTTTTCCATTCTGGATTTAATTTATTGATATTTATTTTTTCTGGTTGGCAAAAACCATAAGTGTATATTGATCTACATGCTCTTATCGCATTATCAATTTTTCCTTTAAATTTATTTGCGTCTTTTTTTGCTATGCTTATTTTCACTATGTGAGCAAGTAAATTCTGAATTCTTTTCGTTGTCAAATCAGATAAATCACTTATTGAAGTATTTTCTTCTTGAGATTTACGACGACCTTGTAGATATTGTAAATGCCCTAAAACATTTGATCTTGTTTTATTATTATGGATAGTGATAACATCATTAGTTAAGGATATTTTTTCCACTGTCGGTAGCGAATCATAATTTACAAATGTAAGCATTTCGCCTTTCAGAGAGCTAACGATATCACATCCACTAACAACTGCCATGTCGTTCAGTAGGTTTAGCGCCTCTAAGGATTGCTCAAGCCTTACTGGCATTATATCAAAATTTCCCCTAGTATTATTTGAATGTAAAGTTGCAATAATCTCTTCTGAGAATCCTTGTGCAATAATAAGTAAAGGAATTTTTGTTTCGAATGATTTCGATAAAATTTTATCTAGTTCCGATACTTTATCGACAAGCCCATCTACTAATAAAATTTTTAAATTTGAACGTGTCCACGTGCCAAAAGAAGGCATAAATCCTTTAAATGGATTTATTTTAAAATTATATCCAAATTGCAAATCAATTATTGTATTCGGTAATTCATGCTCTTCGACTACTATATTTCCTTCAATACCCGCTAGATTAGTTGCCTCTTTAACAATACTTGATATTATTTTATCTTGAGTTATTGAATCGATTAGGTTTTCAATTTCTAAAGCGGAAGCAGGCTTGCATACCTTTAATATCTCCAGAAGATACTTCTGCCCTTCTATTTGGTTATCTTCCACCAATCCAGAATATGTTATATTTTCTTTTTTTGAATATTCTTTAGCAAAACTCAAGAAAGCTTTTAAGAAATAAAAACTAGATCCTTGACATTTGATTTCTAGCTGAAAACAAGTATTAAGTAATTCATTAAATAAAATTTTCTCAGCTTTGTCTTTTCCTGTCATGAGGCTAGCAATGAGCTGGTACGAATTTTTCTGTAAATAATTATTCTCGCTACTTATGGCTAATTGGACTTTATCTAGGTTCTGCTCAAGATTTTCCAAGCTTTTGATAAATTTTTTTTCTACGCTATTTTTATCGATAAAATCGTTATACATTTTATGAAACCCTTTTGTTTTTATATATTTATATCAGTGAGGTGAAGTAATGGCTAACAGTAGTGATAGGGAATTATTAGAAGTAATAGCAAAAAAGCTAGCTGACTCCAAAGCTTTAAATGGCGGGTTTGATAAACTTTGCCTCATGATTGAGCACATCCAGGAAAAACAGAATGAATCTGGTATTAAATTAGATAAAGTATCAGAAGCTCTTTATGATCCTGATAATGGTTTATTTTCTAGGGTCAAGGATATCGAGCAAAAGATCGATGGCAATATGAATGAAATTGAAAAAAAAATTGAAATTGTGCCAGATGTAAAAACTGATATCCATGATTTAAAAAAATTCCAAAAAACAATCGAAGAGATTTGCGGCAATCAATTAAATGAACTATCAGAGTTAGTAAAATTACGTAAAAATCTCTCAACAATATACTGGGGATTTGCCGCTACAATTATCCTCGGAATAGGAAAATTGCTTTTTGACCTATCAAAACACCAATAATAGCCATAAACCATTATACATACATTACTTTGTCTTTATTATATAAATTAAACCACTTAGGAATAAGGAGTAATAGAAATGAGTGATACAAGAATGGTATTAGATGTTTGGTCAGAATTTAAATTGGTAGTTGAATCCCTTGAAGGCGATGTGCATAAGAATGCAACAAAAGGCAATCTTTCAGCCGGTGTTCGTGTTCGTAAAACTGTCCGTAAACTCCGTGCTCTTGGCGCAGAACTAATCAAGGCAACACTCGAAGCCCGTGAAGAAGTAAAAGCAGCTACCCAAGCAGCCCCAGCCAAAGAACCAGTAGTTAAACCATCTGTCTCGGCAGAAAAAACAGCAAAAAAGAAGAGCAAAGCAAAAGGCTGAGTATTTTCTAAAAGATAAAATTTTCTTAACACAAAGGGCAGCAAAAACTGCCCTTTGTTATTTTACGAATATAGTTATTTATAACCCGTACAAAGGGACAAAAAAAGGTTTCAATGAAAAAAACATATATTCTGGACACAAACGTATTACTCTCAGATGGTAATTCTTTGTTTGGTTTTGAAGAGCATGACTTGGTACTTCCACTTATCGTACTGGAAGAACTTGATCGCCACAAAGATCGCCAAGATGAAGTGGGACGCAATGCTCGTGAAGTGGTACGTAAATTAGCAGATCTAACAAAAATAGAAAAGGATTTTAAAGCCGGTATTCCTCTAGGAAAAAATCTTGGAATATTACGCATTCTTTCAATTGAAGATATCTGGACCAATGGAACACCTCTCGAAAAATTACCAGTTGAAATGCAAGAAAAGAAAAGCGGCGATAATACCATCGCTCAATTCTGCGTAAATTATGCAGCAAAATATAAAGACCAAGTAATTGCCCTTGTAACTCGTGATACTATATTACGACTAAAAGCACAGGCACTAGGTGTTGTTTGTGAAGATTATCGTAAATTCAATGTTGCAACAAGCGCAAGCACTCTTTATTCCGGTGTCGCCACCATTGAAAGAGATGATGTGGTTGTAGCTGATTTTTACTCAAAAGAAGAATTCTTCCTGCCACAAGAAGTTGAATCTGGATTGGTGCCTAATCAATTCGTTATCATGAAAAATGGCCAGCAGTCAGCCGTTGGCCGATTTAATGGAAAAGGTGAACCACTTAGCAAAATACAAAAACATACCAGTAAACTTATTCCAAGGAACAAAGAACAAGAATTTGCAACAGACCTTTTGTTCGATCCAGACATTAAATTAATCACACTTAGCGGAAAAGCCGGTACAGGAAAAGCACAGCCGTTAGATGCTAAAATTCTAACTCCTACCGGTTGGACAACGATGGGAAAAATCTCAGTTGGTGATTATGTCATCTCAAAAGATGGAAAACCAACAAAAGTAACTGGAGTATTTCCACAGGGTCAAAAGAAAATCTATAAAATAACAACAACAGACAATACTGCTACTGAATGTTGTGAGGATCACTTATGGTTTACCGAAACTTTTGAAAATAAAAAGCGTAATAAATCAGGTAGTGTGAAATCAACAAAAGAAATTATTGAAACTCTATATAGAGATAAAAATGGAAGCATTTCTCCAAATCATTTTATTCCAAGAAATAATGAAATTGAATTTAAATCAAGTAGTTTACCTTTAGATCCTTATACCTTGGGCGTTTTGATTGGAGATGGCTGTCTTAAAAATAACATCAGCATAGCTTCAACAAAAAATGATTCTCATGAAATTATAGGAAGAGTTAAGAGCGAATTGATTAAACTTAACTGCTCTATTACGCATCCAAAAAAAGACAATGACATAAATTACCATATTTCTTTCGATGCAGATAACAAAAAAACTGCTAAAAAAATAAGAATAACAGATGTTTTAACTGGAAAAAGTAAAACATATGAACGAATTGGCACTGCTTTAAGTGATTTTACTGATATAAAACGTGGAACGCTTCACTATCGCTGCATGTTTAATAAAACAGTTAACGGTAAAACCTATGAATTTCTGCCAAAAGAAAATCGCTGGCAACATCCAATTAAAAATATCTTAACGGACTTGAATTTATTAAATAAAAAATCATATGAAAAATTCATTCCGCCGCAATATCTCTATGCCTCTACAATAGAAGATAGACTAAGTTTATTGAAAGGCTTGATGGATACCGATGGAAGCATAAAGAAAAACGGTGAAGCCTCTTACACGACAACCTCAGAACAGCTTTCTAAAGATGTTAAATCTCTAGTGCAATCTCTCGGTGGCCGAGCCGTCATAAAAAAACGTGATAGACGTGGTAAAAAATCAATGATGGGTGATCGTGAAATTATTTCTAACCACTGCACTTATGAATTTAATATTTCATTGCCAGAAAAATTTAACCCGTTCCACCTATCCAGAAAAGCCGATAGATGGAAAAGTGCTTATATGCATAGAGTTGGTATAGCAAAAATAGAATTTATAGGGGTAAAAGAAGCGCAATGCATAATGGTAGATAACCCAGAGCATTTGTATATCACTGATGAATATATCGTAACACACAACACACTCACTAGCATCAATGCTGGTCTAGAACAAATATTAAACCAAAAACGTTATAATTCTCTTGTGATTTGTAGACCCGTGATGCCCGTAGGTAAGGATGTTGGTTTTCTTCCTGGTACGCTAGACGAAAAACTAGAGCCATGGCTCGCTCCAATCAAGGATAATCTTAGATTTCTGCTTGGAACTAATAAACCACCTACTGCCGCTGTCGGTGGGCGTAAAGGAAAAATGGAAGAAAAGGGCGGCAAAAATAAATTCGATGAACAAATTCTTCAAAGCTATTTTGAAGATGGCATCATTGAAGTGCAGGCACTAACTTTTATTCGTGGTAGATCTATTGCAAATGCCTTTATCATTATCGATGAAGCACAAAATACTTCATTGCATGAAATAAAAACTATCCTCACTCGTGTTGGCGAAAATACCAAAATTGTATTATGCGGGGATGTCGAGCAGATAGATAATACATACATCGATTCCGTTAGCAATGGTCTTTCAATCGTAATAGAAAGATTCAAAAATGAAAAAATTGCAGCTCACGTAACGTTTACTAAAGGTGAACGGAGTTTACTAGCTACCCTCGCTTCTGAGATACTTCAGTGAATATTGCCTCTCTAGTATATACTATTAGAGAGGTGACGATTTATGAAGTTTAAACATGAAGGCAATTTACTTAAGTCTGGTATCTACAAGATAACAAATACAATAAATCAGCGCATATATATCGGTTCTACTAAACTTTTTAAAATAAGGCATAGTCAACACACTTATGCTCTTCGTAAACAAAGACACGGCAACAAGTTTCTTCAAGCCGACTTTAATAAATGTGGCGAAGACGCTTTTATATTTGAGCTTATTGAAATAACAGATGGAAAAACGAAAGAAGAGCGGCTTTTAATAGAGGAAAAATATCTTGAAAAATATTATGATTCTTGCAATACATGCTACAATTTTGTTACGAAAGCAACTTCATCAGAAGGTCATAGTTTTAAAAACCTAGAAGAAACAAAAAGAAAAATGTCAGAGTCGCAAAAACTCCGTTTTCAAAATAATCCAGAATTACGTAAGCAGCAATCTGAAAAATCAAAAATAAACTGGCAGCATCCAGAATATATTGAAAAAATGAGACCAGTTATCAAAAAATTTGCTGGTTGGAATAGGGGTATAAAGATGCCAGAAATTTCTGGCGAAAAACATCCTAATTATGGAAAGCATCACAGCGAAGAATCTAAAAACAAAATGAAAGAATCTTTAAAGGGTCGTATGCCTTGGAACAAGGGAGTTTATGGATATACCTCTGTTCCTTGTTCTGAAGAAAAGAAAGAGAAATTAAGAAAAGCTAACATTGGAAAAATTATTTCTGATGAAGCGAAAGAAAAAATATCTAGAAACCGCAAAGGTAAAAATGCCGGAAAGAATAGTGCTTCCGCAAAAGTTTATGAAGGGTTCCAGTTATTATCCCCTAATGGGACCATTTATACAAAAATTGAATGTTTAACCGATTTTGCAGATGAGCATGGATTGAATATGAAATGTCTATGGAAGCTTTTAAAAGGCTTAACACCAAGCACAAAGGGCTGGACATTGGCAAATACAATAAAAAAGCAACGTGACCCGGCAACTTTTCGCAAGGGAGAGAACCATCCCATGTATGGCAAGCACCACACAGAGGAAGCAAAAAATAATATAAGGCTTGCTAAAATAGGTAAAATGGAAGGTATGGAACATCCGAATGCAAAAGTTTATCGAGGTTTACGCCTTTTGAGTCCAGATGGGGCTATGATTACCGAGATAGATTGTTTAGCAGATTTTTGTCGTGAAAATGATTTGAAACCAACGAGCTTTTGTGCAGTTTTGAATGGTAGGCGGAAATCCACAAATGGCTGGAAATTAGTAAACGATAATATCATAGCTTCTTAAAAGGTCACTTTATCAAAAATTTAACTAGCGCCTCAAACTCTTCAATTGACCCATTGCTCTTTAATGAATTGGCACGATAAGAACAAAACATTAAATTATCTAGTTCATATCCTTTGTTATTATCAATGCGATCAATTGACAGAGAGTTGTTATTTCTTTTACTTCCTACAGTTATATCAATTCCTAAAATTGGACATTTCAAAGGGATTCGATTACATAATATATCTTTTTCTGATTTAGATAAGGAGTAATTTAACCCTCTTGTCTTGGCACTATGCTTGGCGAGATTAAGCAATCTTCTAGCCTTTTGTTTGTATAATTTATCGTTTGAGTGTTGAATTGGCCAAATATTTGTTGTCTTTAAAAAAGACAATATTTTTTTAAATTCTTCTATGGTTCCATCTTTTTTTAAAGAGTTGGCTCTGTAGGATATTACCATAACGTTGTTTTTCACATAACCTTTAGAATTATCGATTCTATCCAGCGAAGGGGATAGCCATCTATTTTTTCCTGTTAGGTCATATGGTGTTAACAGCACTGGACAGCTTGATGTTAGGATAATATCTGATAGTTCTATATTAAAATCTCTTGAATGTTTTCTAGCTCTATTTTTTGCTTTAAGAAACAGCAAGTATTCTCTATTTTTGATATAGTATTCTTTTTTATATTTTGTAGTTTTTGCGGGATTTTCTTTATATCTTTTACGCTGATTATTTCTTATTGCTTCACGATTTTTAATTGCGTAATTTTTGTTATATTCTTTATAATATTTTTTATTTGTTTTTCTGTTTGTTGCGGCATTTGTTTTTTCTGCCGCAGAATTTTGCTTATAACGTTCTTTTCTTTTTTCTGAGAAACATTCTTTGCACCAAGAAGAAAATCTATTTTTAGATTTATAGAAGTAAAAACAAGTTTCTGGTTTATCATTTGAGCAGCTATTGCATTGCATAATTGTAGTATAATTTAAAATATTTTTGTTTGTTGATGTGTAATGTTTTAAAAATAAACACTATTATATTTGCCGCATATTTAAGCTACATGGATTATGGCAGGATTTAACCCAAATAGAAAAAAGAAGACTTATTCTTTTAACCGCTCTCAAGCGTCACAAATTGTATCTGCCAGCGTAAATGGCAAGGTAGAATATTTTGATGCCACATTGGTTGCGGTTGATAGTCCATTTTATATTCTGGACATTCCGAATAGCCAAGGTATACCTCCACCACCACCACCACCACCACCAATACCACCCGGCCAGTATGACGAGGATGTGATTGATTTCACTTGGGAAGATACAAAAAGTGTGCCTCTTAATATTACTTTTTCTTCAGAGCCAATTGTTACATTAGAAATTTTACCTGCTGGTGGTTATGAAAACATTATTGCATTTTTAGGAGATGTGTCCCAAGGAAATATTACTGTTAATTTATCTGCACCACACAGCGGTCAGATTGTATATAGGGCAATTTATTCCTCAGTATATCCAACTGTGGTTAGTAGAAGTGTTGTGAGTACATCTTATTTTTATACTGCTTCTGCCGGTTATAATGATTTAGTTAATCAAGATGAAATTCTTACTAATTATTCTCTGCTGACAGCCAGTACTGCCCCGGTTAATATGTTTTTCACAACGAGAGATATAAATAATAATGGTGATGCTGATGTTGCGATTATAGGGTCTAGTTCATTTGGTTTAACGAGCACGGAAGTAAGTTTTTCTGCTCCAATAACAAATCGAGTATATTACTTAGCAGTCAAGTGATTATAACCGGAGAAAATAAATGACTTACGATTTTAGAACACAGCAAATAAGATTAAATCGAATTATTTCTTCCGGCTCTATTCCGATATTAATCTATCCATCCTCAAGCACAACAAATTTACAAGGAGGAAAAAACTTCCCAGATCCTGGTTCTGATGTTTTCTTGTTTATTTCTGGATCTTCTACCGCAAAAACTGTTTTTGGTGGCGATGTTGTAACTTCTGGCTCACTTAGATTTCTTGGTCCAATCACAGCTTCTATAATCAGTGGTTCTAAAACAGACATACCGGCACTACAAACAAACAGTCCAAACTCCGGTGCATTGTTAATTACAACACCAACCATTGTATCAAACAGTTTATTGATGGTTGATGGAGGTGGTTTAGCGGCTTCGAATGGCGGCTCAATTGCTTTGTTTACAGGAACAGTCGGCAACGAGGCTTCTGCATTTGGCCCCGTTTTCCTAGCTTTGCCAGATCTTATAAATGATAATGCCACGGTTGGATCAATTGGAACTTTCTTTGTTGCTTCAGGAAGCTCAAACGCAAGCGCTAACACATTTATTGTATCTCCAAGCACAACTCCAAATAGTTCCGATGTTGTTTTAACGGGCTCCTTAAAAGTTCGTGGAGGCATCACCGGTTCAATAAGCGGAACCATAGATAATCTTCCATTCATTATTGCAGGCCCAAACATTACAGCAAACTACAACTCTCTTGGGCAGTGGGCAATAACAGGCTCTGGCGGTGGAGGTGGCGGTAATATTTGGATAGAGCCAACTTCTACGTTTATTTACACTACCTCTTCCGTTGGCATAAAAACAGCAATAGATCATGCCAATGTAGATTTATTTATATCTGGCAGTGATATTACCGGCAACGGGTCAAATCTTGTTTTATATAATGATTTAAGTGGGTTTGGAATGCCTAGAATAACACTTAGT